TTAAGAAGTCTTAAGTACTATTAATACTATGTGAACCGGGGGGGGCTTTTCCTCCCCCTTTCCGATATCGTCCACAATTAATTTATCCAGCCTTTATAAGCACTTCGAGTCTTACCTTGTCCTGGGAACAAAGCGTTATCCATGAACTTCTGTAGCTCATCCTCGAGTAGCTGGGCTCGTCTGTCTTTCATCTCTTCATCAGCTTGTGCTGCCATCTGTTCAACCCAGTAGGCAACAGCCATAGATAAAGCATCGAGTCTATCGTCGTGTCTTAGAGCACCCTTATCTCTTGTAAGGCGTGTCATTTGATAAAACAGCATGTATTGAGTAGCTTTTTCAGCTGGGTATACCTGAGCTGTCTTATAGTCATTTTCGATCACATTAGGATCAATAATGAGCCTGTGTTGGTTCATTACAGGTTCTAAGGTGTCAATCATTCGCTTCTCTTTCTGAATTGAATGTCTTACCTCTTCTATAGTCACAGGGTATGTCTTAACAAAATATGGTGAGACCAATTCTTTGAACATTCCGTCGCCGAAATTACTTTCAATGAGTACTTGGTTGACCTTATGTCTTTTCGCCAAATCTGCGAGCTTCTGGAGCGTCTCAGGGGCATATCCACCCTGGATACCTCCAGCATCTACAACGTATAGAAAACCATTGAGCATTTTGACAATGGCATAGGATGTTTCGTCAGCACCACGACCTGAGGGGTCAATAGACATAACGGAACCTGAATATTCCAACCAGTCTCCTAAGACTTCTTGTGGCTGGTAGAACTTGTCACCTACAAGACCTACATTAGGTAGATCCTTTTGTTCTAAGTGACTCATACGTCCCCAGACTAAATTTTCAGGTGCTTTATCTACATTTGTACTTAATACAATAAGATCATGCAGCTTTAATGGATATCTATCTGCATCAGATAAAGATGTATCCAACATGAACTGTAAAGCGAATCCTGAGCGACCATAAGATAGCTCACGTTCCATTAGATCTTCATCATCAAATCTATCGGGATCAGTGGGCGCTCCTTGGTCTTTTTCTTGTCTATCTAAGGCATCCCCTATGATGGGAGCTAATCTCCCCGTCATGCGATTTCTCTGGACTTCTGAGGGGTATCTTGCAGGCCATATTCTGACCTCATAACCACGGTCTGGTAATTGCTCATAAATAGACATTTCTGTCTGAGGTGTTCCAAGGTAAATGATCTTGCCTTCTGGCTTTAAGATCGCATCAAATTCCTTGATGGATTCAGCTAGCTTCTCTCGCATAACCTGAGTGGCTGAGTTGTTAGGTACCTCGATATCATCGGCTACGATAACGTCAGCACGAGATCCTGCTAGCTGACCTGTGATTCCCACAGATTTTACTGAAGGAGAATGAGAGGCCTGAGCTGGAGCTACATCAAAGGCTACCTTGGATTGCCTTTGGCCTTCTCGAGATTTCAAATGTGCCAGGAATGGAACATCCTGGATAAGTCTTTGCGTAAATGTAGAGAAGTCATCAGATCTAACTTTAGATGCTGAGACTACCAATATCTTTTTCTCAGGATCCATAAGTAACTCCCAGCATACATAAGCTGAGGTTACATAGGATTTACCTACACCACGGAATGCTTCGATTACGCAACGCTTCGGTGAGTTTTGCAGATAATCGGCTATGTCGTATTGGACTGGCGTGGGATTAGGTAGGTTGAGATGTTTCCAAATTAGGAATAAGAAGTTACGAAAGTCTTTTAGTTCTTCTGGGACTTTGTTCGGCATAGTCCTCCTGTAAGTTTAGAACTGAACCTTTTGGTAATTCTTAGTGTTCTTTTTCTTAGGTACGCAGTTTGGCACGTTACGTCCATTCTTCTTTTTCATACCTATTTGTTTATAACCTTTCCAACATGCCATCAGTGTCTCTCCAATGATTCAACATCGAATGGCAAATGGTCTACTAAGTTACCCAGAGGTGATCCCTCCATTGGTAAGGCTTCTATCCCATTATCTTTTAGGAATTTAATAGCAGCACTTAATTCAGCTGCAGTTGCATCCCCATTTTGAATTTTATATAGAAGGTCTTCTGCTACAGCGTTGTGCAGCTCTTCTAAAAGCTTATTGGGTGCTGTCACTTGTTCCTCCCTCTATTCTTGTTTTTAGATTGAATACGTAGATTCTTCACTGAGTTGTTTTTAGGATTACGATCTTTGTGATCTACGTCCATACCGTCACCCTTACGTGCGCGACCTTTACGGATCATTAATGCTCTTGCAGCATTTCTTGCAGCACGCCTTTTCTTTTGATTGGGTTTCTTATGGTATGTCTCGTATTCCTTTTTATAATTCCTAGCCATCATTTCTTCCACTGGGCTAGGCCTTTGATTCCGAATGAGGCTGCTATAGCTGCAGCTAGGAATCCTTTGTAGTATTCGGGCATTGCAGATAAAACATCGAATCCCTGGGTTATATAAGGAACAAGCGCCGGTATAAATGCGCCAATCATTGGTATGGATAGGACTATGGTAAACCATTCGTCCTTCCATGAATTATTAGCGTTCTTAGCTTGTTCTATTTCCCAATAAGCGTCCGATTGGATCTGCTTCATTTTTGATTCGTGTTTAGCCTGTGTTTCTACTCTTTTACTTTTGAACCACTCGGCTGCAATACTCCCGACTGCTGAGAGTATTTGGATCATTTAGGATCACCTCCTATGCACATATAAAGGGTGTAACTAGAGGTAATAACCAACAATCAGGTATAACGATTATTGGTATCACTTTGGTTTGTATAAAATATCGAAGAGCTTATCTAGCTTCTGATCGATCTTATGAAACATAGCTTTGTTGTCTGCATAGTTTGATTCGATCTGTTTAGTGTTTGCTTCGATTCTGACGTTTTGTAAGGCGACCTCTCGCTCAATACCGCTGATATACGTCACCATACCTATTACTAGTACGGTTGTTGTAATGATATGGGAGATATTAACGGTCTTGGAGAGGTGCCAGGATTCTTTAGGTTCCATATATCTCCTGGTTTTAAATTGCCGCTATACTGCGATCTTAAATAGGATAATTCCGTTACCACCATCACCTGATGTTGAGCCTGAGTTTGCTGCATTATTAGCATCTTCAGCAGCACCACCGCCTCCGCCACCAGTACCGTCTTGACCGTGAATAGCACTTGAATAGCCTTGTTGGTAATTTGGCCCAGAGTTTCTATCGTTTGACCAGTTACCATTACCGCCACCGCCTTGACCGCCTTGTGCAGCATCGGTTCTAATAGTGCCATTAGGGCCTCGATAAGAGCCACCACCGCCACCACCTGCGAACCAACCGCTTTCACCAAAGGCTGTTCCAAAGGTAGATGACATATCTATACCTGCTCCACCTGCACCACCGATAGAGTTGGCATCATTGTGACCGCCAGACTGGTCGCCACCTTGACCGCCTGCTCCACCGCCACCACCACCAGAGTAGTTACCGTTTGCTGAAATACCGCCAGAGTTTCCGTATGATGACCAACCAGAGTAAGTTGTTTTGTTAGATGATCTTCTGTTTGTTGAGTTACCATCTCTAGCACCTTGTCCACCTGCTGAACCACCTTGTGCTGCTTGACTACCTCCATCGTTTGCTCCGCCACCGCCGCCACCATTTGCAGTAACGCCTAGTGCAACAGAATTACCACCATTGTTACCTGCTCTTAAATTAGATGACCCTGGTGTCCATCCGTCACCACCTGCTCCAACAGTTAATGATGCCGAACCACTTGGTAATGTATATCCAGAATAGTAAAGCACTTGTCCTGCTCCACCACCACCTGAGGCAGTATCGTTGTCACCATAAGATTCACCACCGCCGCCACCGCCTGCTACGATAAGAACATCAGCACTAATAGAATTTGCTACTGTGTAATTAGTTGTTCCAGTATCTGTAAATGCGTAGATTGCGTATCCACTTATTGATGTATCTACGGAATCGTAACCTGAAATTTGTGGTTGATTTACAGTAATAGTGTATTGCCTGTCAGATGTTTTAGAATTTGCTGTGGCTCTAACAGTAAAAGTGTAAGTTGTAGATGATGTTTCTGAGTTTGCTGTACCAGAAAAAGTACCATCAGAATTTAATGTAATTCCAGTTGGTAAAGTACCAGATACTTTAGAAAAAGTTATTGTATCACCATCTGGGTCTGTTGCTGTTATTGCTGTTAAATTAGAACTTGCTCTATCTAAATCTTGTAATGTTCCTAATGAGCCACTAGCAACATTAAAACTAGGTGCTGTATCAACATTGATTTGACTAGCAAGTGTAGTTGATAAACCAGTTATATTTTCAACCTTAACACCGTAAGGCTCTTGAGCATTTAAAAAAGATGCTTTAGGTGCAACTGCTGTAATTTGAGTTTCACCAGATACTGTTACAGTTGACGCATTAAAATTTGTTCCTGAATTTCCAACAAAAGTTACAGCAGCACCAGATTGAAAATTAGTACCAGTAATAACTATTGTTTGATCGCCACCTGCTTGGCTATCTACTTCTGTGACATCAATTGATGAAATTGTTGGTGGTGCATCAATAGGCTTAAAAGAACTACCAGTGTAATACTCGGCAAGACCAGTATCAGAGTTAAAACGAATTTGCCCTGCTGTTGAACCACGTTGTGCAGAAGTACCTGTGGCTACCTTAGTGCCTTCCGTACCAGTATCCGTGATGTTCTCAAACGGAGGTACGTTGTCTAGGTTGGATACTTTAACGTCACCATTGGAATCTAAAAGATCCGCAAGGTTTCTTGCTTTACTCATAAGACCTCCTCAAGTTGTTGTTGTGTAGGTTGTGTTAATGTTGGGTGATTCCACTCTTCTATATAATCTCCATCACCATCATTTCTTAATGTAACTAAAGCATTTTGGACTGGCGTATCTCTAAAATCTTCTCTTGTTAATTCTGGATATATAGATATAATTTTTTCGTATAAAGACATTATGCTTCCCTCACTAAGTAACCACCAAAATTTCCCCAGTCAGAACCATAAAGAGTAATATCAGTTCCCATATCTTGGTATATATACATCTCTAAGTAATCAGTTGTACCATTCATTGGTATAAAAGAACTAAATTGGGCAGACGGGTAATTAGCAGTATTTGGGGATTCTGTAATTATATCTTTTACCCTACTACCATTTTTATATAATTTTAAAGCGACCCATCCGTTATAAGGAGTTGTAAACTGAACAAAACTATTTATAAAATATAACCCTGCTACATCAGGTTGGTATCTTGCATTACTTGGGTCATATAAATTGTCATAATCATACAATTCACTATTAAAAGTAATCTTTGTATTAGTATTCCAAGTTGCTGTCATAGTCCCAAAAGTTGCTTGAAAAGCACCATAACCAACAGTAGGCATAGTAATACCAGTAAGACTACTTCCATCACCAGACAGAGTACCTGATACAGTTAGATTCTGTGGTACAGTCAGGTTACCAGAGGAGTCTACAGATATTGCTGTGTTGTCGTTATCTGGATCGGAGATTGTAGTTACTTTTAACTTACTCATACGACCTCCTTAGGATACTTATCTTTAACTGCTTGTATTGTTGCAGTCATTTCTGTTGAGAATGCACCTGCTTTAAATAGGTCGTCTAGTTGGTCGCCTATTGGTGGGTATTCATCTTTACGATTTCTTGCATATTCTTGTGCATCATATTCTGCTTGTAGTCTTGCAATCTCATCTGTAATTTCTTGTTCGGTAGGTTGCGTCTGTTCTGTATCTAACCATTCTAATTCACCATCTCTTACAGTATATTGAGAGTTTGGTCTTAATGAATCTAAAGCATTTCCTATATCAATCATTGTGCTATCTCCATAAGAGTCATAGTTGAATCTTCATAAATATAATAACCTCTGCCAGTATTCCCACACGCAAATTGAATTTTATAAGTTAATGGTGATGTTCCTGATGTAGTTCTGTAAATCATCATAGGCATAATATAAGTGTGATAAACAGTATCACCTAATTTACCTAAGTTATCTGATGTAGTTCTTACTTCGTGGATTTGTGTGCTGCCTTCGAGAAGTTGCACATAAAAATCTAAATCACCACCAGTGGGTGCTTGTACTTTTGGATGATATTCAATCAATATTAAAATCTTATTTCCTGATGCAGATGGTGTAATAGTTCCACTTAATCCTATTTCTGTCCAACCAGTAGAAGTTGTGTAGGTATTTACATTTGGAGTAAAAGATGTTCCTTGCACAACTTGTAATACTGAACCACTAGGTAAATCACCAGAAGTTATATCACCTACAAAAATCTCACCTGCACCATCTGGTAGCGTTATATTTCTATCCGTATTTGTATTAGGTGCTGTGATAGTTAAAGTACCAGTGCCTGAAGCATTTCCTTGTATTTTTACTTTACTCATAATCTACTCCGGCTTAGGGTTATCTGCTTTAACTTGTGCTATAGCATCTTTCCAAGTTGTTGTTCCGTTTACTGCATCCCAGTATTGCATATCTAGTTGGTCTTGAATGCTAGGATAGACTCTATCTCTTTGATATTGTTTAGCATCATAGTCTGCTTGTAGTCTTGCAATCTCATCTGTAATTTCTTGTTCAGTTGGTTGAGCAATATCTGGTGAATACCAAGTCAAATCGTCACCATTTAATAACCACTCTGCCTCTGGTGTAAGACTATGAAGTGCATCTGATTTTGTCTTAGTATTCATCCCGCAATCTCCATAATAAAAGTTACAATATTAGAAGTGCCATCATTCTGACCCTGAATTCCACCGCTATGATGGAAGTACCATTGATTACTACCGTTGATAGTTGCTTTTCTTGCATACATTTTATAATCAATTTGCTGACCTAAAGTATAAGAAGGAGAATGAATCCAAGATGAATGCCCAGCGGTGTCTGTCCATCCACCTCCGTTTTGATACAAACCATCTATCCAATAACTTGAAGCGGCTGAATACCCGCCTCCTGCAACTTGAAAATAATATTTACAAGCACCACCTCTGTTGCCAGGACTTCCTGGATTAACGTGCATTGCATATCCGTGTGTCTGGATAAGAATTTTTGAATTTTCTCTGATTGGCGTGATACTCCAAGCACCAAGACCAGTATCAATATAGGATGTTGAGTTTGGTTCTATTGTTGCTGACCTAGTATGAACATCTGTTATCACCTGCAACACACTACCCGCAGGTAAGTCACCCTGCGTAATAGCATCAGACTTTAACTTTGCTGCTGTTACTGAATCGGTTGCTAGAGTATCTGCATCAACTGAACCATCAGGTAAACCACCTGTTGATACACCAGTTATTGTTCCTGAACCATTAATTGTAATTGCCATAATCTATTCCTATACTATTGTCCAAGTTGAACCAGTTGGTACTGTTACTGTTACACCACTATTAATTGTTATCGCACCAAATGTGCCTGCGTTC